GCAGATCTTCCCAGCCGCCCATCGACGGCTGAAGATCTTGCCATCTGGGTTGATCGGAGAACTGCACGATCACCTTCATGCCGGCCAATGTCAATGCCTGGCCGGCGAGTCTTCCGGTGCGGTCGCGGAGGGTGAATGACATCACGGCAGGTTCGGGCTGTTCGTCGATGCTGTCGCTTCCCCAGTCGATGGTGAACGAGTCGAGGGCTGCGATGTCCTTGGCTGAGTCGTTGACGGGTGTCCAGCCGTTGCCGGTGTCGATGAACATGAAGCATTGCTGCATCACGACCTCCTTGCGTCGTAGTCGGCCAGGAGCCGTTTGATGGCCTTGGCGGTGCCGTCCTTGTCGATGACCTCGCCGTTGATCTCCACGTTCCAGGTGTTGACCACGGCTGGCGTGGCCGTGTTGCCTTGTGCGGAGAGGTTGAGGGGCATGGCCGCGAGTCTGCGGTTGGCGCGGCTGATAGCGGTTTCAACACTGTTGTCGAACCCGGTGTTGAGGCCCTGGGCGAAACCGGTCATGATGGCCTGGCCGGCGGGGATGAGCAACCTCCGGTCGTAGCTGATCGGGCCCTTGTGGGCCTTGATCCAGTCGCCGATGCCGCTGATCCAGCCGGTCACGTTGCTCCACATCGATTTGAGGCCGTTGAGGAATCCGCTGATGATGCTTGCGCCGGCGTTGTAGAGCAGTGTGCCGGCTCCGGAGAAGAAGCCGCCGATTGTGCCCGGGATGCCACGGAACCATGAGACGACGCCGTTCCAAGTGTTTTTCGCGCTGTTCGCGGCGTTGTTGAAGGCCCCGCCGATGGAGCTGCCGAGGCCGCTGAACCATCCGAGGATGCCCGAGACGCATCCGGCGATGAAATTGGTGAAGCTCGACCAGATGGCCCGCCCGGTGTTGGTGCAGGCGAAAAAGTAGGTGAGTCCGGCCACGAGCGCGGCGATGAGCGTGATGACCAGCATGATCGGGTTCGCGGCCATGACCGCGTTGAGCAGCGCCTGCGCGGCCGCAGCCAGCTGCATGGCCGTGGTAACGGCGGTGACGACTGCGACGGCTCCGCCGATCGCGGCCACGAGAGGGGTCACAAGATCCAGATTCTGACTGATCCAGTTGCCGGCGGTCTTCAGCCAGCCGCCGACCGTCTGCGCTGCCGAGGCGACGGCGTTGAGCATGTTGCCGAAGGCCACGCCGGCCGGTTGTCCTCCGGTCATGGCGTTCACGACGTTCATGATTCCGTCCCAGAGCGATTGCAGTCCGGTGCCGACGGATTGCGCGGCCGTCTGCAATGAGGTGAACGCCCCGGTGTCCTTGACCTGTGTGAAGAACGTCTGCAATCTCTGCGTGCCGGTCTGCGCGAGATTTGTGACTGCCGTCGCGGCCGCGTTGATGCCGCCTGTGACGGCCGGTTTGAAGAGGTTGAAGGCGTCGGTCAGGCCGCCGGTGACGGCTGCTTCGAGGTTTCCCATGGCTCCCTCGATGGTGCTGGTCGATGTCGCGGCCTGTTTCGCCACGTCGGTCATGCCGAGGTCCATCAATGCTTGGTTAAATTCGTCGGCGGTGATTTCGCCCTTGGCCATGGCATCCCTGAAATTGCCGGTGAAGGCCCCGTTCTTGAGCATCGCTTCCTGGAGTTTGCCGGATGCGCCAGGGATGGCGTCGGCCAACTGGTTCCAGTTCTCCGTCGTAAGCTTGCCCGCTCCGGCCGTCTGGGTGAGCACCATGGCCACGGAGCCGAAGGTGTCTGCGTTGCCGCCGGCCACGGCGTTGAGGTTGCCGGCGGCCTCTGTAAGGCCGGTGTAGTCCTTGATGCCGTTCGCGGCGAGCTGCGCCGTGGTGTTCTGGATGGTGGACAGGTCATACACTGTGCGGTCCGCGTAGTCGCGCGCCGCCTTGCTTGCCTTTTCGACGTTGGCGGTGTCGATGCCGGCGAAGCTCATGGTGTTCATGAACTTGTCGGTGCTGTCCGACATGTTCACCACGTCGCCGGCGAAGCCCTTGATGGTGTCCCACAGCGCGGTCACGCCCTTGACGGCCAATCCGCCGATGGCGCTGCCGAAAGCGGCCGCCTTCGTGGTGGTCTTCTCGAACGCCTTGACGGCATCATCGGCGTTGCCGGTGATGCGCACGCTCATGATCGCGCTGTGCGCCATGGTTCACTCCTTCCGTGTTTCTTCCGCTTCCTTGAGCAGTTCGGCCAGTCCGGTGCCCCAATCCAATTCGTCGGCCTCGTTCCTCCACTGCCATGGCGTGCCGCCGAACCGGCTTGCCAGGAGGAACGAGAGACGGCCGAGCGAGGCTTGGGGCCACGCGGCTAGTCCGTAGGGTTTCCCTCTTCTGGCTCCTCCTTCGCTGCCGCAAGGTCGAAGGACGCCACCGTGTCCAGCCAATGCTCGAAATCAGGCATGGTGCGCCCAGTCATGCGCAGGGCCGCGTAGGCCGCGTACGCGGCGGCACGAACGGGTGACTGGGTGATGGGCCCCCAGCCCGCGTCGATGGCGTGCGCCTCGGCCTTGCATGTCGCGCGCATCGTGATCGGCACGAATTCGCTGGTCCCGTCCGTGTAGGTGATTCTCGTGGTTGCCATTATTTTCCTTTCACTTGTTTCAATGTCTTGTTGATGAAGTCCTTGTAGACCTTTTGCCATTGGCCCTCGGTGGAAGCGACGCCGTTGTTGACGAAGAGCCGAGGTTTTATGCGGTGTGCCGGCCACCCGTAGTTGATTGGTCCTGCGTATGGCACGGCCTTGCGGCCGGCGCGGATGACGCCGGCGCGTTTCGTCGCTCCGACACGAAGGCTGCCGGCCAGCCGGCCGGTCTTGCCTCGTGGAGCGAGGTTGCGGACGGCGGGCAGTGCGATCTGCGCGGCCTCGCGGTTCACTTCCTTCAGGCCGGCCATGTCCGCGCTGGCCTTGCGCATCGTCTGCACGAAGCGTTTCTGGCCGACGACCATCAATGCCTTGTCGGCCATCACTTACCCGAGTAGGCCGTGTGGGCGACGTTCGTGACGGCGAAGCTCAGATCGTTCGTGTTCTTCGATTTGACGTCGCCGCCGATGGCGATTGGCGCGATGGTGACGTTGAAGGTCCACTGGATATTGCCTTTCGTGTTCGGCACGAACTGGGCCGGCAGCGTCTCGCCCTTGTGGTCGAAGAGCCAGACGGCCAGACCGTCCTCGCTGAAGTCGTCGCCCACGGTGCCCTCGAACGTCCATGTGGTCGTGGTGTTCGTTTCCTCTGATCCGTCCAAAAAGGTGGTCGGGTCGTCGCTGCTGTTCGACGGGTTCAATTGCGCCTTGGTCAGGTCGGCGCTGAAGTCCCTGCCGTTTGCGGTGTCGGTGATTTTGAAGATGCCTGGTCCGAGCGTGCGGATCTTTCCAGCCATGATTGTTTTCCTTTCCTTGTCTTATTCGGTTTCCAGAGCGTTCAACGTGACCTGGTATGCCGCCAGCGTGCCGGCTCCTGCGAGGTTCCATGTTGCTGGCGTGGCCTTATGGAGGTTCAGGCCACGTTCGGCGAGCCGGTCGAGCGCTGTGAGGATGTCATCGACTGCGTATGGCTGCGTGGCCGGCGTGCCGGCGATGACGTCCAACGTCCAGACCGGTTCCGGCGGGCCCCATGACGGCCATTCCACGGCCGGCGGTTCGATGAACACGGCCACCTTGCCGGCGGCCGGGCGCACCAGCTGGGCGTCGATGCTGATACTGCTCACGAGCCCGTCGAGCATGTCGGCGAGCGTGTCCATGAGTGCGGCGCGTTGTTCCTGGATGTTCATGCGATCACCATTCCCCCGGTCAGCACGCCGGCGGCGCGGAGTTTCGGCCAGACTGAGCGGAGCGGGTCGGTGGAGATTCTGAATGGTTCCACGGTCGAGTCGCCCACGTCCATGACGCCGAGCCGGGCGTCGCGCATGTTGAACAGGTCGGCCGCGCAGGAGACGATGCAATCGGCCAGCAGATCGTCGTCCACGGTGGCGGTGCCGACCGCGTGCGCGACGTATCGGCGCGCCGCCGCGAGTTTGACCGTGAGCCGGTCGTCCTCGCCGGCCGGCACGCCCACCTCGTCGCGGAGTCGTTGCAGCAGGGTGTTGTCATCGATCATCATGCCGTGGCGAACTTCACCGGAATCAGGCCGTCGGCATGGGTCGTGGCCACGGCCATGTATCCGTAGACGCTGTAGGAGTTTGTCAGGCCGGTCACGTCCCCATCCGTCAGCTGCGCCGGGCCGCCGGACTCCCAGACGGTCACGGAGGCGGGGTCGATGAAGCTGGCCAGTCCGGCATCGGCGTTCGGCAGCAGCACGACAGGGACGCGCATGAACGTGCCGGCCACGCCGGTCAGGTCGAAACTTCCGATGGTGTCCGATCCGTCTCCGCTGAGGTTGAAGAACCGGTCACCGGTATCCTTGAGTTTCACCAGTGCCTTGAGCACGTCCTTGGAGACCGCGAGGCGTGTCAGCGACACGTTGCGGTCGTCGGCCAGTTCGGACGCGTCGATGATGAGTGAGACCCAATCGTCGATGGTCATGTTGGCCAACTGTGGCGCGTCGATCTTGTTGGCGTTAGAGGATGCGTCACGCTGAGCCTTGATCTCCTCATACAGATGGTCGCGCACGGCCTTCTCGGTGGCCTTCGCGTAGGCGTTCTGCAATGCGGTGATCGCGGTGTTGAGCATCGGCGTGGTGGACCGCTCGATGGCCTGGCGGGATAGGGTGGTGTAGCCGCCGTAGGTGTTGATGTCGGCTGTCTTGGTGCCGAAGGTGACTTTTCCGAAGGAAAGCTCTGAGCCTTCCGTCTCCTGTTTGCCGACGGCTGTGGTGTCGGAGGTCACGACATGATATTCCATGCTCATGCCGGTCGCCGGGAGCGTGTCATGGGTCAGGAGCTGGGAGACCTTGCGGCGGTCCTCGATCAGTTTGAGATCATCGGCGATCCAGGTGGCGGTGTTGCCGGTGTCCTTGGTGGAAATCAGGTCGCGGCATTCCTTCATCACGGTCATGGCCTGTTCGTCGCCTCGCGCGAGGGCCTGCATGTATTCGCCGTGGCTCCGGTACGCCGCGCCGATGGCAGCCGGCGCCGGTTTCGCGCCCATCTTGCTGATCTCGGCCTTGATGCCGCGCTGTTCCTCCTGGACGGACTGGATCAGGTCCATCAGTTCGTTGTTGTTCTCCATGGTTTCCTTCCTTTGTTCCACGGCTGGTGCCGCTGATTTGGTCATTTTCGCGTTCTGGTAGGCCGGCCAGCTCACGATGCTGGTCTCAAGCAGACGGACCTTGCGGCGGTGGGTGATGCCGTCCCGGTCCTTCTGCGATTCGAGAGGAATGAAACCGACCGAGAAGCTGTCGAGCACGCCGTCACGAATCAGGGTCATGGCATCGCGGCCGCGTGCCGTGTCGCTGATCCGCGCGGTGATGTGCAGTCCGTCGTCCGTGCTTTCCGCTTTGGTGATGCGGCCGATGGTCTCGCCGTGCTCGAAGCACAGTTTCGCCTCGTCAAGTCCCTGGAACTCGCATTCTCGGTCGAAGGTCTCGGCTCCGTCCCATGTGTCGATGATGTCGCCGAACGGCACGGCGACGCCTTCCACGGTCGAGGTGCCGGAGTCATCGGCCGAGCGGAGCGTCAGGCCCTTCCATGCGATTTCGCGTTTCTCGATGTTCATTGGTCTTCTCCTTTCGTGAGTTCCGGCAGTCCTTCCTTGCGTCTCACGTCATCGACGGTGAGGAAACCGGCCTCGATGGCTGTCTTGTAGGCCGTGTAGCGGTCGCTCATGTTCGCACGTTGGGAGCTGTCCCAATCGAACTTCGCGGTCCGGCCGCGTGGCAGCAGACGGTTGAAGATCTCTTCGATCTCGCCGGTGTAGGCGGCGAGCGTGTAGTCGGCGAACTCGATCCACGACTGTTCGATGTTGCTGTAGGTGAGGTTCGAGCCATCGACGGCGGCGAGCATGATGCTTGCCGGGATGCCGAGCAGGCGGGCGATCTGCGTGGTGTCGAACTTCTGCGTCTCCAGGAATTGCAGGTCGGCGGGTTTCATGTCGAGTGGCACATATTCCAGGGCTTTGCCGACCACCTTGATGTCTCCGGCTGTGCCGTCGCTTTTCCATGCGTCCTTCGCCAGCTGCGCGGTTTCCTTCGTGATGTTCTCGGTGGTGCGCAGATAGCCCTTGAGGTTCGAGCTGTCCGTGAAGAACTTCGCCTTGTAGTCGCGGGCGAGCTGCGCGGCCTCGATCTCCTCGCGTGCCGCCGAGATGGGGCCGAGTCCGCGCAGTCGGCCGGGCACGTTGAGGAATTTGCTGTGCACGACGTCATCGGCGGTGTAGGCGTGGCCGAGATAGGAGAACCGCAGGTCGGGGCGTGCCGGGTCGTCGCTTTCGTCGGTGACGGTCACGTATTGCGGCGGCAGCATCTCGCAGGTGACGATCTCGCCGTTCCAATCGCGCACGATGCGCGTGAAGGCGTTGCCGTCGAGCACGAGAGAGGCCACGATGTCGGCGATGAAATCACGGCGTGAACGGCTCACGTCCGGCTGCAACACCATGGGGCTCACGTCCGGCAGGTCACGGCCGCCGCGCTGTTCCACGATCGGCAGGCCGGTGATGGCGGTCTGAAGCACCTGCACGCCACGGAACACGGTTGAGAGTTGCAACGGTTCGGTGGCCGGCCCCCGTTTCGGTGGCTTGATGCCGTCCGGCATGTCCGTGCCGTCCGCGCCGCGCGTGAGCACGCGGCCTGCGAGCCTCATTCGTTCCCAAAAATTCATGACGCCGAGATTATGCGCGCCGGCGCGTCATGGCCAAAAAAACGGTGACATTCAGTGACAAACGGTGACAAACGGTGACAAACGGTGACAAACGGTGACACGTCAGAAGATTTGCAACGTGCCGTCAGATGGCAGGTGATGCGCTCCCCACGCCGCCAACATGCATGATTCGATCGGCGAGGTCAGCCCGGTGCTGCCACGCCGTGTGACGCGCCATGCGTCGCCGCTCCATGTCCTCGCGCAGCTGGCCGCGCTTGCGTCGAGCTCGGTATCGGCGGCATGGCGAATCAGCCGGTTCCGCAGACCGCTGACGAATGCCTGGCCGACCGCGAGGTAGTCGGATGATTGCATGGCGACGAAGTCGATAAGCGGATCGCCGGCTTCGTCGGTCATGGATGCGAGCCGGTCGTGCAGGTCGGCGTTTGGTCCCTTGCAGTCCATGACCAGGGGAGCGTGGTAGGTGTCGCAGATTCTCGTGATCTCGGCGGGTGCCATGCCGGTGCCGTCCAGGACTTCGAGCAATTGCACGGTCACGGTGCCGTCCGTGTTGACGATCGCGGCGGAGACTGACGTGTTCGTGGCGTCCACGTCCACGGCGGCGGCTATCACCACTGGTCGGCCGTCGATCCGATCCGGCGTGACCGGCGTGGCCAACGTGGATTGCCACAGCTGGTCGGATATGACGCGTTCGGCCACGCCGGTGTCGCGCCGGTTGCCGAAGGCTCGCGCCCAGCCGGCCTCGTTGCCGGCGAACTGTTCGCGGAAGTCGCGCAATTGGCGGATGTCCCAGAGCAGTCCGGCGGCGGGATGCCATTTCAGGATCGTCTGGAAGTCCTCGGGGTCGGCGTCGTCGGGGATACCGAAATCGAACCAGCATGTGCGTGTGGGCACGTTCCCGGCACGGAAGGAGTCGAGCAGGCCGTTGAGGAACGTAGAATCTGCGGTGCCTTCGGTCGAGGTTATCCAGATCTGGGGCTGGACGCCGGTGAAGTGCAGCCTCGTGTTCATGGTCGGTGCCATGCCGTCGAGGATCAGCTTGCCGGTCTCGTCGTCCAGGCTGAACGCCTCGTCGATTGTGAACTTGTCCATCTGCGTGCCATGGCCGGCCACCTTGGTCACGGCCAATGGGCAGATGAAGCTGCCGTTCCGGAAACGTTGTTCCATTCCGCCGTTCGAGAGTCGAGGACGGAGCGCGAACGGGGCAAGCGCGGATTTCGAGAGCTGCTGCACGAAGTCCTTGAAATGCTTCTCGGCGTCCTTGCCGGTCTGCGCGAGGTAATAGATCTTCCGGTCTGGGCCGAGCAGAGCGTTGCGCGTGTCCTCGGTATCGATCAGCGTGCTCTTGCCGCACTGGCGCGGCGTGGAAAGCACCACACGGTCGTAATAGTACGTTCCGGTGGCCGGGTCGATCTCGCCGGCCACATCGGCCACGTAGCGTTGCCATGGCAGCAGCGGTTTGCCGAGCATCCCGGCCGTCCTTGACACGATCTCGCCATCGGTCGGCCGCGTTTCGTCGCGTTTCGTGCCGCCGCGCATGAGCATGGTCACAGTCCGGCCTTCGCGTCGGCGATGAAGTCGGCCAGCGTCGGGTCGAGCTGCGGCTGTTCCGGATACATCGCCTTGAGTTCCTGGAACCATGTGAGCAGTGATGTCATGTTGCGGCTGATCTCGCGTCCCTTGCTGTTCTGGATGTCGATGTTCCTGGCAATCGAGAGCATCGACTTGCAGATGTAGGTAGCCTCGGGCGTCAACGTCTTGCCGTCCACGAAGCTTTTGATGAG